TGCTATTGCATTCTGTGGTTTAATAGCAACCTTAACCTTACCAAACTCAGGTGGATTGTCTTCCTCACCACCAAATGTAATAATATCAGCAACTGCTGGATAAATCTTCTTGATAATGCTTTGATAGTCAGCAGATGTTACTGCCCTGTCCTGAGACGCATACGCCTTTGGAGCAGAGGTTTTGATTGATGATATAGATTCTGCTGCAGCACCTCCTGAAGAGGCACTGACGGTAGTATGAGAGGTAGTATAAGGAATAGCAGTACTATTACCTTTCTCAAATATAATACCAGAGAAAGTAAATGTCTTTGCTCCGTTGCTCTTACCTGCTGTGGTTGTTAGGTAACTTACTTCTACCACATTACCATTTTCCAACTTCTTACCGAAGACACCATCACCAAAGAACAGTTCAAAGTTCTCATCTTCGATTTCTTCTACAAAGAAGACCTCTGATGTACCATCTAAGTTAAGAATATTATCTGCAGAGGCATATGTCTTGAAACTTGTCTGATTAATTGATGGAAATACCTTAACACGAATAGATGATACATCCAAATTGTTATTATTAAGAACAAATCTCTGATTTTGTAGAGTTGTGTTAATAGTAAACGATTGATTTAATAATGTTCCTTCATAAAGTGTTAAACCAGACCACGTTGCTACACCATTTACTACTGGAACCTCTTGATCATCAATAGTAACGTACTGATATAAGACATCATCAAAGTTTGTAACAAAACCTGTACCTTTTTGTAGTACAAATGTATCAGGTGCAGTACCACCGCCACTGTAAGTCGCAGTTAAATCAACAGTAGCATTAGGAGCAGTAGCAGACTGTGGTTTATATCCAATTTGCTTTGCTAATGATACAACATTATCTCTGAGTGTTGATGAGTCAAGGAATAACTCATTCACTACCATGTTTGTATTAAAAGCAGTGTAATACGTGTTATACGCCATTACATCAAGAATTTGACTCAAAGCAGAACCTTCAAAGTCATAGTCAGTAAAATCTGACTGTGCTCTCATATAATCTTTAAGAGCAGTTTTTATTTCTGCAAATTCTAAGTTTGCTAATTGAGTGTAGGGCATTATCGGGTACGACTTAGAAAGAATTCAATATCAAAAGGTGGAAGATCATCTCTACCCATAACAGCGAATCTTAGATGTACTTCAAATCCATTCTGGTCAAACTCAGGCATCACATCAATCTCTTGAAGTAATATTCTAGGTTCGTATGTAACAAGACATTCTCTAATAGCAGACTTTATATTTGCAGCAGTACCAAAATCTAACTGGTCAAACAAATAAGTCGGCACATCTGATCCGTAGTCTGGATCAAACAGCCGCTCTCCTTTATTCGTCATCAATATATTCACTACTGCCTGTTTCACAGCAGCATCTTCCTTCTTCACGAGAAGATCATTTGTGATCTTATTCCTCGTAAATGATATGCTTAAATCTTTAAACTGCGTAACCTTCGGCATTAAAGCGATTTGAGTATCACTTTATTTAGCGAGTTAAGTCATGACTGGGAATTTATCCAACTCAAATCACGATTGTAGCACTCTTCTTCCTTACCACCTGTTGTTGTATTACCACTTCTATGATCAAAAAAGAAAACCTGATTGATCCTATCTTGGTAAGTGAATAGATTACTTACAATATTCTGACCATGAATGTAATTAAACCCATCATACAGATACAATGTATTAAACTTAGGTTTACAGTGATGTACTATCTCATACCTATCTTTAGGTCTCCAAGGTTGGTAATGCTCTTCAGTGATCTGCTTCTCTATAGGTTCATGCTCATGGAGACATTTATATAGATTAGTACCACTATCATCAATCTCATTCAGATATACAATAGCAGTCCATCCATAGTCATGATGTGGCCACCAGTAGTAGTTCTCATAGTCATTCCAAGGTATGTCTTGCATGTTGAAGACATTAGTATGAATCTCATGCTTGTTCTGTTCTGTATCATGACCCAATACAGGTTGACCGCATACATCGCCAAGAAACTCGTATATAGGTTCCATCTGATCACTCTTTAAGTGATGCCTCATATCATTGAATCTCTTACCATTCCATGATGGTTGTGCTGTTGCCTTAAACATATCAGGTTTAAGTGTCTTGAACATCTGAGCTATCGGATATGGATCCTTATAGAAATTATCAATCTTCCATACTGGACCTTCTTTAACAATACTCTTGTTAAAATCAAACATCAAAGGATCTTTAGCCAATCTCCATCTCCTATAGTAACCATGAAATCCATCACAAGTGAATACCTTGGACTTCCTGTTATATTTTTATCTACACTATGTTCTAAGTCAGAACTAAAAATATGTAGTTCACCTCGATTACTTTTATGGTTAACTCCATTATAGTTTGTACCATACTCAGGACCACCTAAAAATAAATTAGTACATCTGAAAGGATGCTTCTCTTTATAGAAGTGACTCTGAGTATCTGGAGTTCCATCTGAAAAGAAACCAGGTTCCCTATGAACATGTGGAGGTATGAACATACCTGGTTGTAGTACATTACACCAACACTGTACATATGCCCTTCTACCAAAGATTAACTTGATCTTCTCCCATAAGATCTCTTTGATATGAGGAGACATACTAAGAGGATTCTCTCCATATGACTTACCAATCCCATAATTAAGGAATCTTTGTCCTGTAAACAATTTAATTTCTTCAATAATCTCATCACATTCAGATTCAGTGATAAAATTAGGTATTTTTATTACTTTTTCCATCATAAAAGAATACTTGATTCAATCTTGCTTGATTGTTACGAAAGAATTCGCTTTTACTATGTATGTTCTGACCATGACAGTGTTTTTCAGCGTCAAACATAACCAATCTGTTAAACTTTGGTTCAAATGTGTGGATTAACTCATATTTCTCCTTAAGTCTCCACGGTTGATAGTGTTCTTCAGTCTTATCCTTCGTCTTTTCCTCTTCTGGATCCAAACTTCGGTACAAATTAGTTCCAGTATCGTCTTGTTCGTTCAAATACAGTATAGCAGTCCATCCCATATCGAAATGAGGCCACCAGTAATGGGTATCAGGTGTATGAAAGGGGTCATCCTTGATACGAAACACATTAGTGGTAATTCTTTTCTCTGTCCTAGGGTCTTGTGGGTTACCTAGTGGTGGTTGCTTTGACCATTTAGCAAGAAAACGATAGATGGGTGTAAGATCTTTTGAATGAAGGGTATGTCTCATGTCCTTAAAGTACTTACCATTATAATCAGGTAGTCCTCTATCACTACAACCCTTCTTATGTGCTACTGGGTCAAGAGTTATCAACATCTCCCTGACTCCTCTTGGATGCCACAGGAAGTCATCGAACACAATACCAAATTCGTTCTCTACTGGATCTGTATTCTGTATCTCATACATTTAACTTCTTCGCATTATGATTCTGGCGAGTTGGATGTATATCACACGCCATTGATATTCTTACGTCATCGCCTTGGTATTCATTTGTCCAATGTGGTATATCATCTCGGAAAACGAGAAGACCACCTTTCGTATTTGGAAACTGTACGCCATTATAATATGTACCATCTGCCTCAGTACCACCAAGGAACAGATTACAGCACTGAAAATACTTAAGTCGGTTAGGTGCTGGATTACTTTTATCGTTATGTACATGTGGTTTAATACGATCACCTTTTCTGAAAGTATTGAACCATGCTTGATACCATCTTCCTTCGCCAAACAACGAAACGAACTTGGGTTTCAATATAGATCCCACAAGTTCGTTGTTTAATGCATTATAATACGAGAAACGACCTGTGAGTTTATCTCCTTCGACACCACCATAACGGTGAGGTCCAAGTTTCATTAACTCAGGTTCGACTCGCAGTACTTCATCGTAGATAGCGTCTGCTTCTGCTTCAGTTAAAAAGTTCTTTATAATAAAAACGTGACTCTGTTCAGGAGACACGACAGATTCAGACATATCAGCAGTGAGTATAATCCATTGCTTCATCCCAGTCAATTAGATCGTCTTTGATCTTATTTACGTCTCTCTTCTTGGATTTACTTAGATACCAATCAGAGTCGCATTCGGAGATGAATTGTTTTTCGTTGTTTTTAGTGTCTTCCATTCGGAGTCTTCGGCGATTTAGTTATTCTTCTTCAGGGTTATACTTTTCCCTTTCTTCGGTATCGACATTACCGTCCTTATCATCATCCCAATCGGAACGATACTGAAGGTTTCTCGGTTTCCCGACTTCGTATCCAAATGTATTAGCCATTAGTTTCTCCCCTGTCCTCGGTAGCGTTTCTTAGCTCCATTACGAGAGCTTGCACTGTATTTAGTATGTTTCCCAGTTCCCTGTCTGGTCTTCTTAGGTATTGCATCTATCGTATCGTTTCCACTTAACGATCTATTCCTCGACATTGCTATAAAGCAAACTACTTCAACAGTATATCATGAATCATGCTTGTGGTCAAGTTTCCCAGACATCTCATAGGCATCCTTACTTCCACCATGTCCATGAGCGATACCTAACTCATGCATCTTAGAATGCTCATCGATCTGGTCACGCAAGTCCTTCTTACCTGCTCCAAATGTGAGATATATCCCATAACCAACCAAAGTCAAAGTAAGTAAACCAAAGAAGAATATGAATCCTTGATCTGGTGTTAAATGCAAATGAGGTATCAGAGTTACATCAGGTTGTCTCTCCCAAGTACCAGGTAATGTATACACTGAAGGTTTCGATAAAAAGATCATTTCTTAAAAAATCCAAATTGAATTAGAACATACATGATAAGTCCTGTCCATATTATAACATACCACATAATTTAAGTAAAGTAAACAGTAGGTGAATTGCTTGCCATCGTTAACTTGATACCAGTCGTAGGATTCAATGTATCCATAACCTTCGCAGTTAACTTATTGTTTATGTACACCTTTGCATTGGTAGCAATCACAGTTCGAGGTGATGAGCATGGACTTGGAGGTGATGTACAGGTAACCCCTACTTCAGGAGACATACTATCACCCATCAACACAGGTGCAAAACCATTTACTTTAACATTCCGAGATAGACTCGCAGCACAATCGATAGGTGTTGGTGGAGTCTTGCAGGGGCAATTTCCTCCTGTCGTTGCTCCACTGTTATAGATCTGTGCTGGACTGCTCATTGTTTTTCTGTTCGAGTTTTCTTAGACGGTATTCGATACTATCGAGATAGTCAGTTACCTTTATGTATTCATCAGACTCAGGTGGTCTGTACATCAACTGTGGTTTCTGCAGGGCTTGGATCTGTAATTGGAGATCCGTTATGATTGTCTCTAGAGACTTTATAAGATGTTCTTGCTGTGGCATCAAAGTAATCGCAAAATTGGTCAAAGTTTTCAAGTGCCTCTTGGTAGGTGCAACTTC